ATCGATTTCATCCTAACTAATGATGATGATTTAACTGATATCTTTAAAGGTATTAAAAATTCACAAAAAACTATTGCTTTCAAGAATGATAATATGGTTTACATTTATTCATCAAATAACTTATTTGGGATAGATTTAGATATTATAGAGTTTGTAGGAAGAAATACTGATAAACTAATAAATTATTTAAAGAGTTTTATTAATGTCTTTTTAGAAGATACTAAGATACTTATAGAGTATAAAGGTTATATGTCTGCACTTAATAATCAAGTGAAGTACATACCATACTTATACTCCATAGAAAATGAATAAAAATATATTATTAGCCTCTTTTATATTCCCAGAAAGACTAGATTGGTTCTTAGGATACCTAGAAAGTAAATTCTCAATAGATAGGGATAAAGTATTCGTCTATAAAAATATAGATGATGAATCTAAAGTGATTGTAACTTTTAAATTTGTAATTAAAGATGGTAAGAAAATAGACTTTAAAAATCTATTTCCTAATGCTATCCTTATACATAAAAAAGGAAATGCAATCTATACCATAAACGCACTTAATAAAATAATTGAAGATACTAATGATAACATTGGTAATATAGATTATAAATCTCATAAGATTGATTGGGATACATTTCAAGATAAAATGTTATTGACTAATAATGATGGTTTAATAATATACAATATAAAACGTCTTTTTTAATAAAATACAGATATTTATTATTAAATAATCAAGAAATTAAAATTTTATGTTATGAATGAAGATAAGAATAAAGATTTGGAAAACAAATTAGATTCGTTTTTAAGTCAAGAAGAATGTAACACTGAGGAATGTAAAATCCGTAAGCCACAAGAATTAGTTGAAAAAATTAATAAGAAAATAGTTACTGAAGATGGTAGACAATTATTAATCTAATAGATATTATGAAGAAAGATAAAAAACAATTATTAAATGAAGAGTTAAGTAAATTTAATAAATTACTTAATTATGACTATTATGATGGTAAGGATTCAGTAAATGAAATGCATTTACATGGTTTAGACAAATTCAAAGGTAAAGAAGGTGATGAAAAATTATTATACGGTTCTACTGTTGAAGAAGCTGAAGAAGAAGAAACTGAAGCAGCAACTCCAGAAGCACCTGAAGACATTGCACCAGAAGATATGCCAGACCCATCATTAGAAACTGGAGCACCTATACCAGATATGGGCGCTGATGCTGAATTACCAGCTGACGATACAATGCCACCAGCTGAAGACGAAATGGCACCAGAAGCTACTGATGACGAGTCAGTTGATTTGGATGTTACTGAATTAGTAAAAGGTTCTCAAGAAGCTAAAGCTAGTGCTGATGAAGCTAATGCTAAAATCGAAAGATTATTAGGTATGGTTGATAAATTGGAAGGTCAATTATCATCAATGGGACAAATAAGTGCTAAGATTGATGGTTTAGAAAAAGAATTAGAAAAAAGAGTACCAACTCCAGACGAGAAAATAGAATTACGTTCAATGGATTCTTACCCTTATAATATTAAATTATCTGACTTCTGGGCTGACCGTAAGGATTCACCTTATGATGCTGGACAGAATGACGATGAAGATAAAGATGAAGAAGGTAACTATGTGTTAACACAAGATGATGTTGATAACTTTGACGCTAATAACATTAAACAATCTTTTAAAGAAAACCCTTTTGAAGAAGAGGATGTTTAATTAAATAATTGATAATTAGTTAAGTAAAGAGGGTTAATACCCTCTTTTTTTATTTTTATTAATTTAGTTGTTGCATATAATAAATTAAGTTACTATATTTGTAAAAAGTTATTTAATATAACCTAAAAAAGTTTGAAAATAAATGCTAAAATTACTTTACTTTTGAACAATATTAGACTATATTTGTATAACAAACTAATTAGTAAATAATAAACAAATATAAATAAATCAATCATGGGAATTTTTGAAGAAATGATGCAACAGTACCAAGACTCACACAAAATTGGCGGTGCTAAAAAGTCAGACAATAAGTATGACTTAAAAAATTACTTTAATGCTGGTCTACCTAAAGGTGTAGATGAATTAAAGAAAAAGATTAGAATTTTACCTCCAGAAGAAGGTAAGAAAACATCTTTCGGTGTGATGTATGGGCACACTAAAAAAATTAATGGGGAGTATAAAACTTTTCCTTGTTTAAAACATGAGAAAAATGAAGAATGCCCTTTCTGTCAAGCTAGAGAAGCATTGCTTGCTGGTGGTACAGAAGAAGAAAAAGAGTTAGCTAAAGATTATTCAGCTAGAAAGTTTTACATCGTTAAAGTTATCGATAGAGATAATGAAGCTGATGGTGTTAAATTCTGGAGAATTAAGCATAACTACCAAAAAAATGGTAACTATGATAAAATCATGGATGCTATCGTAAATGCTGAACATGATATTACAGACCCAGAAACTGGTAGAGATTTAAATATTACTATTAAGAGAAACGCAACTGGTAGTGCTGTAACAATTTTAGGTGCTAATTCTGCATCGGTATTAACATCTGATGAAGAGCAATTAAGTAAATGGACATCTGACGTAAGAACTTGGGAAGATGTTTACTCTTTAAGAAACTATGACTACTTAGCTATCATCGTTAAAGGTGATACTCCAGTTTGGAGCAAAGAAGAGGGTAGATGGATTGCTAAAGAAACTGAAAAAGAAAGTGATGGTATTGAAGACGAAGTTGATATGGGTAATGATTTACCTACACCAACTGAAGCACCTTCAAAAGTTACTTCAAAAGTTGAAACAAAAGTTGCTCCAAAAACTGAAACAAAAGTTGCACCTAAAGTGGTTGCTACTGATGATGAGGATGAGGATGATGACTTACCATTCTAAATCAAATAAACATAAAGGTGACTACGGTCACCTTTTTGGTCTAATGTAATCAATAATTTTTAATATATGGCTAAAAAAGTAGCACCAAAAAAAGTTGGAATCGAAAAAATGGATTTTGACTTGGATTCATTCTTAGAATCCGAAAACTTAAACAGCGCACCAAAAGATAAGGACCTAACATGGATTCCATTATCTAAAGCTTGGCACGATGCGTTAAAATTACCAGGATTTCCTAGAGGATATCTAAGTTTAGTTAGAGGTTATTCTAATACTGGTAAATCAACCGCATTCTACGAAGCAATCGCTGGAGCGCAAAAGATTGGGGATTTCCCAATAGTAATTGAAACTGAAGGTAACTGGAATGACGAGCATGCTAAGAAAATCGGAGTTAAATTCAAAGAAGTTGTAGATGAAACAACTGGTGAGATTATTGAGAAACCAGATGGATTCTTATTAGTTAAGAGTAAAGATTTATATAATCGTTACAAAAACTATAATCACCAAGAAAGTAAGATGATGAGTAAACCTACAAGAGGGGAACCAGTTATTGAAGATGTATCTTTGTTTATCAGTCACATGATTCAGAAACAAGAAGATGGTGAACTAAATAGAGACATTTGTTTCTTATGGGATTCAATCGGTACACTTAACTGTTACAAATCAGCTTGTTCAAATACATCAAACAACATGTGGAATGCTGGGGCAATGGGTGCTTTTCAAGCAATCGTTAACTTTAAAATTCCATCAAGTAGAGATGTTGATAGTAAATTCACTAACACATTTGTTTGTGTTCAGAAAGTTTGGTTAGATAGTATGAATGGTACTGTAATTAAACATAAAGGTGGTGAGTTCATGTTCTTTAATTCTAGACTTATTGTACATATCGGTGGTATTTTAACACATGGTACAACTAAATTGAAAGCAACAGCGTTAGGTCACAATTTCCAATATGGTACAAAGGCTAAAATCAAATGTGAGAAAAATCACGTAACTGGTATCGAAAGAGAAGGTGAGATTGCTTCAACACCACATGGTTATGTAAACCCTGATGAACTTGATGAATACAAAAAAGCAAATCGTCAATTTATTCATGAAGCATTGAATGTAGATTATAGTACACCAATTGATTTTACAGAAGAAGAAGGAACATTTGACGAAGAAGACAAAAGAGGTTAGTATTAATTTTTAAAAAGTTCTACATGAACAGAAGACCACCAAAAAATGGTGAAACAATTAAAGAAATAAATACTCTAGTGGTTGATGGGAACGCTCTCTTTAAGAGGGGGTTCCTTGGGGCCAAAGATGAGTATAACTCCAATGGTCAACACATTGGGGGTCTTTACCAATTTATTACTGTATTAAGAAATGTAATAGAAAATGATTTATACCATAGAGTATACGTTTTCTGGGATGGAAAATATAGTGGTAAACTAAGATATGAAATCTATAAAGACTACAAAAGTGGTCGTGGTAAAGATTATGAGCATGGGACCATGCCAATCGATAAAGATGAGTTGAATCAGAAAATACGTATTAAAAAATACCTTGAAGAATTATTTATTCGTCAATTAGAGGATGAAATAGTTGAGGCTGATGATTTTATTGCCTATATTTGTAATAATAAACTTGAGAATGAAAAAATCACAATAATTACAAGTGATAGAGACTTATGTCAATTAATTAATGATGAGGTTAAAATTTACATGTGTGATTTAAAATTATATGTTACAAAGGAAAACTTTAACAGACATTTCAAATATAAATTAGAAAATGCTGCGTTAATGAAAGTACTTTGTGGTGATAATAGTGATTCAATCAAGGGTGTTAAACGATTAGGTGAAGATACTTTATTAAAACACTTCCCAGAGGTACGTAAAGAAGTATTAACCATTGAACAAGTTATTAGTAAGTCTAAGTTATTACAAGATGAAAGGATAGCTAACAAAAAGAAACCATTACAAATATTAACGAATATTTACGATGGAATCACTGATGGAGTTCAAGGTAATGAGTTATATAAGATTAACAACCTTTTAGTTAATTTAAAGAAACCTTTATTAACTGAAGATGCAATAAGCAGAGTTAACGATTTAATTGATTTACCAATCAATCCAGAAGATAGAGATATCAAGAATGTGTATCGATACTCAAAAGAGGATGGTATGCAAGATAAAATTAAGTATAATATAGAAGAATACTTTATGCCATTTAAAAAGTTAATGGGTAGAGAAATAAAAAATAGTAGTTTAATTAAATAAATAAATAAAAATGGTTACAGAAAATCAAAGAGAAACGGTTGCAAAACCACAGTATGCTAATCAAAAGTTTAGCTTCACACTTTACACTAATGACAATATCGTATGCAAAAGATATTTCAGTATTGATTCAGAAAAAAGTGGAGATTTTAACAAGAATGTATTAAATTCATTTGAGTTAAAAGAGTTAATGGATGAATTAACTGGTGTTAATAATGGGTACGGTAAAATGGGTATCATTCCTACGTTCTTAAAAAGAATTTGTGAGAATGTTACTTGGAACAACTATAATCCATATAGCCCATACACGAATCCAAATGATTCTAAAAATATCTACGAAACTGAACACAATTACACATTTGAAATTGCAGTACACGACAAGGTAGTTGCTAGAAGTATTTTTTCTGGAAATATCTTCCATCCGTATGCTAGAACTGGTTTACATATTGGAAAGATTATTCCTCAAATTATTGATTCCATTACAAGTACTCTTACACTTAGAAAAGTGACTAGACAGTACAATGGTGTTGAATTATAATTAAAAATTAAAAAAAAATTGAATTTATGGCAAAAGTTAACAAAGAAGATTTAAGTTACCTAACTGATGATTTTCAACAAAGGTTAATATTACAGATACTTACTGATAGAAAATTTGGTACATCGATTATTGATATATTAGAACCAAGTTATTTTAAAGATAATTATCTTAAGATAATCGTTGCTGAAATCAAGAATGCTTATGATAAACATGAAGCTATTCCAGATTTAGGAAGTCTTAAATCAAGGGTATTTGAAAAAAATACAACAGAAGTAGAGGTTAACTTTTTTAATAGTCAATTTGCAAAGATTGAGAAATCCACATTGAACGACACTTTATATGTTCAAGAGACTGCAATGAAATTTTGTAAGAGACAAGAACTAAAAAAAGCTGTTAAAGATATTGATGTCATCATTACAAATGGTAGACTTGATGAATACGATGATTGCGAAACCATTTTAAGAAAAGCACTTGATAAGGGTGATAATAAAGATGATGGTATCGATGTATTTGATGACATTGAAAGTGTTTTAGAAGATGATTATAGAAATCCAATCCCAACTGGTATCAGTGGGTTGGATACTATAATGGGCGGTGGTTTATCTAAAGGTGAATTAGCTGTGATATTAGCGGCTTTCGGAATCGGTAAGACCACAATGTTCACTAAGATAGCGAACCACGCTTACAACGAAGGATATAACGTATTACAGATATTCTTTGAAGATATGCCTAAGGTTATCCAAAGGAAACATCTTTCATGTTGGACTGGAATCAATTTAAGTGACTTAGGTCAGCATAAAGATATAGTTAACGAAAGATTAAAGGAAACTCAATTGACTAAGAATAAGTTAAGACTTAAAAAGTTTCCTAGTTCAGACACGACTATGACTACTATTAAACAATATATCAGAAAGCAAATAGCTGGTGGATTTAGACCAGACATTGTTTTAATAGATTATATTGATTGTGTTCAACCATCTAAGAAAGTTGATGATGTGAATATAGGTGAAGGTCAAGTAATGCGTGAATTTGAATCAATGTTAGCTGAACTTGAAATGGCTGGATGGACAGCGGTACAAGGTAATCGTTCCGCAATTAGTTCAACAATAGTTGAGTCAGACCAAATGGGGGGTTCTATTAAAAAAGGTCAAATAGGTCACTTTATAGTGTCTATTGCAAAAAGTCTTGAACAAAAAGAGAATGGTACAGCTAATATGGCTATCTTAAAATCTCGATTTGGAAAGGATGGGTTAGTATTTGAAGATATCATCTTTAATAACGGTACAATCCAGATTGAAATGAACAATAAAACTAATAATGCGATTAGTGTTAGTAACTTAAAAAGTAACAATACAAACAAAGCAATGAATAAAGTTAGTTCATTAATGGATGCCGCATTGAAGGCTAGAGAAGGTAATTCAGAGAATTAAAAAAAAATTAATATTGATATTAAAATTTAGGTTAAATTTCAGATAGTTATTATATAAACTGAAAAAGTTTTCACTATAACTAAAAGTAAAAAATAATAAAAAAATTATGTATTTAAAAAGTAATGATGTAAAGAAAAGGTATTCTATTTTCCCTATTTCACACAGTGATTTATGGAAGTACTACAAGGTAGCTGAGGCTCAAACTTGGGTAGCTGAAGAAATCGATTTATCTAAAGATAGATTTGATGAATTAAAAGAAAATGAAAAGGCTTATCTTAAAAATATATTAGCGTTTTTCGCAATATCAGATGGTTTAGTAATTGACAATTTAGCTACAAACTTCATGAATGAAGTTGAGTTATTAGAAGCACAATATTTCTATGGTCATCAAGCGTTTATTGAACAAGTTCATGCAAATGGATATTCTTTATTAATCGAAACGTATATTAAAGATTTGATTGAACGTGAAGCACTATTCAATTCAATGGAAACAAACCCAGCTGTAGCTAAGAAAGCTGCTTGGGCCGAGGATTGGATTCAACACCCATCATTTGCACACAGATTAGTTGCATTTGCATGTGTTGAAGGTATTTCATTCGCAAGTGTATTCTCTGGTGTATTCTGGTTCAGAAGTAGAAATAAAATGTCAGGTTTAGGTAGTATGAATGAATTAATCCTTAGAGATGAAACTACTCATTATGAATTTGCTTTGAATTTGTATAATAACTACTTGAAAGATGAGTATAAATTATCCAAAAAAGAATTAAGAGATATTATATTTAGTTGTTACGAAGCTGAAAAGGTTTTTGTTGAAGAAAGTTTACCTGATGGGTTACAAGGTTTAACGAAACAAGATATGGTTAAATATGTTCAGTACGTTACAGATATAGTTTTAAATGACTTTGGTTGCGAAGTAGAATTTGGTGTAAGTAATCCATTGGATTATATGGCTAGAATCGGTCTATCCGCTAAGAATAATTTCTTTGAGAAAAGAGATGGTGAATACACAAGAGTTGAAATTCCATCCACTATCGATGGGATGTTTGACGAAGAGTTTTAATTTTAAAAATGAAAAATAGTATGAAGATTGTAAAAAGAGATAAAACAACACAAGCGTTCTCGCCAAATAAAATTTTGGCGAGAATTAAAACGCAAGCTAAAGGATTAAAAGTAGATACTGATTTATTGTTTCAAGAGGTTATTCCATTGATTAACGATAATATCACAACTACTGAAATTGATGAGATTATTGCCTTCAAGGCTGCTGATAAGATTATCCAACACCCAGACTATTCATTATTAGGTGGAAGAATCTTATTATCAAGACAATCTAAATTGATTGGTAAAGAATTACAACCAGTTGATTTGAAATATGATTTCTTTGCTGCTACAACGTTTCTAACGAAGTATTCTATTAAGGATGATAAGAAGGTACCATTAGAGTTACCATCATGTATGTACAAGCGTGTATCTACGTTCTTAAGTGTTTCTGAAGAAGATAGAGTTGAGTTATCAGAAGAATTAAATAGCCAAAGAGGTAATTTTGCTACACCAACATATACAAATGCTGATGTTCCAGAAAGAGGTGGTATGATTAGTTGTAACTTAACACATTTAGAAGATGATTCTTTTGAAGGTATTGAGAATACATTAACTAAGATTTCTGCTGCATCTAAAGAAGGTTCTGGTATTGGATTATTAATTGACCCATTACGTAGTAAAGAAAGTATTGTATCATCATTCAATGGTAATGCTGGTGGTGTAGTTAGATTAGCTGACATGGTACAAGCTAAAATGAGATTCTACAAACAAGGTTCTCGTTCTGGAAGTTGTGCATTATACTTATCAGTATGGCATAAAGATATATTTGATTTCTTAGAGTTGACTTTACCAATTGGTGATGAGCAATTAAGAACTAGAGATTTGTTTACAGCTGTAATTGTTAATGATTTATTCATGAGACAATTAGAAGTAAATGGAGAATGGTATTTATTCTGTCCTAATGATATTAAGAAAGCTGGTTTAACACCATTATATGAAGTACATGGTGAAGAATTTGAAGCTGAATATCATAAAGCGGTAGAATTAGGTTTAGGTACTAAAGTTGAAGCTAAACAAATTTGGGATTCAATTATTAAATCTGAAGTTGAAAGTGGTAAACCATATGTTATGTATAAAGATAATGCTAACAAGCGTAATATGCAACGTAATATCGGTGTAATCAAACAAAGTAACTTATGTATTGAGATATTCCAAGCGTCTAAAGCTGGGTATACACCACAATGTACATTAGCATCAGTTAATTTAAGTCAACATAGTACATTAGAAACTATTGCTAAGACTACTAAAGTTTTGACTAGAGCATTGAATTGTGTTATTGATAAAAATAAATGGTCAGATAGCTGGAGTGAAGCCGCTGGTTTAGACCAAAGAGCATTAGCTATTGGTGTTGCTGGTTTAGCTGATTTCTTCGCTAAGAAAAAGATTTCTTATGAATCTGAAGAAGCTAGACAATGGAATAGAGATATTGCTGAAACAATGTATAAAGCATTCGTTGAGGAATCAATGAGATTAGCTATTAAACAAGGTAAAAATTATCCAGCATGGGAAGGTAGTCCATATTCTAAAGGTGAAACTTACATTGAAGGATGGTCACCACTACCAGAAGGTCAACCAATTCCAATGTTAAATAGTTTAGGATTAGGATTCATGCCTACAGCATCATCTGCAATCTTATTGAGTGTATTTGAATCATTTGAACCAGCAACAGCTAACTTATTTACAAGAAGAGTTGGTCAAGGTGAGTTCTTAGTAGTGAATAAATACTTAGTTAATGAGTTGATTGATTTAAACTTATGGACAATAGAAGTTATCGATAAATTACTTGCTAACCAAGGTAGTGTTCAAAGTATTATGGAGATACCTCAAGATGTTAGATATAGATATAAAGACGTGTGGGAAATCCCTCAAAGAGCTTTATTAGATTTAGCTATCGATAGAAATAAATTCGTAGACCAATCACAATCATTGAATATTTATCATTCAGAAGCTAAATATGCTAAGATTTCTTCAGCATTAATGTATGCATGGAAAGGTGGATTGAAGACTGGTGTTTACTACACTAGAACTAAATCTAAATTAGATGCAAACACTAAATTAGCATCATCTAAGGTGAATGTAATTGAGAAACCAAAAGATAGTCAATTTGAATGTTTTGGTTGTAGCGCATAAAATACTATAATTATTAATGAAAGGGGAGTTAGCACTCCCCTTTTTTATTTTACTATTTAAAATTAAAAAAGTTTTATTATCATATTTATTTATAAACAAATAATTATGGCACAAGGTAATACTATAGGGATAAATTTTCCTTTTAAAGATAGCCCAAAGGGTTATTATTTAGACATGACCACTACAGATGCAGAAGACGTTAGAGCTAGTTTAATGCATTTATTATTAACTAATAAGGGTGAGCGTTTTATGATGCCAGATTTCGGTAGTGATTTATTGAAATATGTTTTTGAACCTAATGATAGTAGAACTATTGCTGATTTAAAACTAGATATAAATGCTATAGTAGGAAAATATATACCGAATATCCAAATAACTGATATAGTAATAGAAAATAGTACTTTAAGTAATGAATTAATTACTATTAATATTAAATATAGTACATCTGATGGTATATATACTTTCTCAGATGAATTAATTATTAACGTATAAACAATATAATATGGCAGAAAGATTAAATTATAGTGCTAGTAACTTTGAAGATGTTAGAAAAGAGTTATTTAACCTTATTAAACAATATTACCCAGAAGTAAGAAATGTTGCAGATGCGACAGTAACTAATCTATTCGTTGATTTAAATGCTGGGGTTACAGATTTAATAATGCACCATGGTAATAGAATGGCTCAAGAATTAGTAATTGATTACGCACAAGAAAGGTCATCAGTTATGTCAATGGCAAGAACATTTGGGTTAAAAATACCACACCTTAGACCAGCAGCATCAATATGTGATTTTTCAGTGGTTATACCAGCTAGAGGTGATGGACCAGATTCAAGTTATTATCCAATATTAAAAAGTGGAGCTCAAGTTAGTGGTTCTGGTAAAGTATTTGAATTATTAGCTGATTGTGATTTTTCAGAACCATTCACTGAAGGTGGTATACCGAATAGAACTATCATACCTAATTTTAACGCTGATAATCGACTTATAAACTATACTATTACTAAAAGAGAAATGGTGGTTAATGGTACTACTAAAATATTTAATAGAATTATTAGTATTAACGATATTAAACCATTCTTTACGGTATTATTACCTGAAAACGATATAGTATCGGTAGAATCAATTATATTTTTAGATGGTACCAACTATGTTGGTGCACCAGATGATAGTTTATTTTATGATGTTAACAATAGATGGTATGAAGTTGATGCATTAGCACAAGATACACTATTTGTTCCAGATGGGACAATTAATGCTGACAATCCAAGTATTAAAGCTGGTAAATATATTAGATTAACTAAGGGTAATAAATATATTACAGAATACACTGATAATGGTTTTATGAAAATTATATTTGGTGCTGGGACTCAAGACGTTACTGGTTTATGTAATGTTGATGTTAGCACACCATTAGTTAATATGGTTGGTGATTTCATTAATAATATGGCACTAGGTTCTGTACCACCAGCAAATAAAACTATGCTTGTTAAATATAGAATAGGTGGTGGTATTTCTACTAACTTAGGTAGTGGTGTGTTAACATCAATGGGACCACATACTATGTTCGTAACTGGTAATGATAGTATTATAAACAATGCAATTAAAAAATCATTAAGTGTCACTAATCCATTACCAGCTATTGGTGGTAAAGACGCTCCTTCAGTTGAAGAAATTAGAAATTTAGTTAGATATAATTTTTCAGCACAAAATAGAGCAGTAACATTAAGTGATTATAAAGTATTAATTGGTAAAATGCCTGGTAAATTTGGTGTACCATTTAGATACAATGTAGTTGAAGAGCAAAATAAAATTAAAATATATACTATTACTTTAGACGAAAATTCTAAAATATCAAGTAAATCAACATCCACATTACAAGAAAATATTTCCATTTATTTATCTGATTACAGAATGTTAAATGATTATATTGAAGTTAATAGTGGTAAAGTATATAACTTAGGATTTGAAATAGATTTATTTATTGATAAAGGATATCAACAAGCACAAGTAATGGCACAAGTTATTACATTGGTAACTAGTTATTTTGATATTAATAAATGGGGTATGGGTGAAAACATCTACATGGGTCAATTATTAGAGAAAATATCTGGTGTTAAAGGTGTTATGAACGTTATCGACATGAGAGTATTCAATAAAGTAGGGCAAGGTAGATATTCATCAAATGAAGTCCCACAAGCTTATCTTGATAATCAAACTAGACAAGTTGATTTATTAGGGGATTTTGTTTTATATGGTGACCCAGTAGGTATGTTTGAAATTAAATTTCCAGATAAAGATATTAAAGTAAGGGTTAAGTAATTAACCTTTATTTTTTTTTTAATTTTATTATAATAGGTTATAATAAATAATTAAATAAAAATAATATTAACAATGGGATGTAATTGTAAAACTAACAATGTTGCGGATTTAGCATTTAATACTAAAAGTGACGGTAAAATCAAAAGAAGATGGTATACATATGTATTTGAATACATAGTAAAAATATTTGCATTTTTAATTACTATAGTAGTAGGTTTACCAATATTAAATGGGTATGTAATCTATTTAGTATTTAAGTTATTAGTGTTAAATCAAAATTTAAATGCAAATGATTTGGTATCATCTTTAGTTTCTTTAACTAAAAAATTCACTCCTAAGGATGATGATGACGATGATGACGATGATGATGACGAGGATGATGATGATGATTATGAATTAACTGATGTTGATGAAATCGAAGAACTAACAATATTTGAAAAAAATAAATAAATGTCTAACGAAAGTATAAGAATTAGGACTACACCTAATGATGGAATAAAAACTATTAATGTTGAATTAAACCAAAAGTTTGATTTCATTGAAATTCTATCATTAAAAATATCGCAAGAAGACGCATACAGACGTTTTTGTTCTGATTATGGGGTTGTAGTAGGTAGAGTTACAGTTAACACTGGATTTGGAGTCCCAAATGCAAAAGTGTCTATATTTATACCAATAACTGATGAAGATAAAGAAGACCCAGTAATTAGTGGGTTATATCCTTATTCAGCTACTGAGGATAGAAATAGTCAAGGTCTTATGTATAATTTACTACCTAAAACTAATGAAACATCTGATGATTGTTTTACTGAAACTGGTTCTTTCTTTAATAAAAGAGAATTTCAAGATAATGATGAAGCTCTAGACATTTACTGTAAATATTATAAATACACCACTGTAAGTAATGCGGCTGGTGATTACATGTTTTTTGGGATACCAAATGGTAGTTACTTAATACATGTTGATGCTGATATATCAAATATTGGTGTAGCATCTCAAAAACCTTATGATTTAATTAGAGAAGGTGATAATAAAAATAAATTTTATAGTAGTAGTAAATTTAAAAGGTCTGAAAATTTAACTACATTAACTCAAATAAAAACTAGAAATGGTAGTGTTAATGTAATACCTTTTTGGGGTGATACTGAACAATGTGGTATTGGTATCACTAGATTTGATGTTGATTTAGCTACAAACATAAATCCATCAGCAATATTCATAGGTAGTATTTTTGGTGATAATAAAAAAAATAGTGTAAATAAACGTTGTAGACCTAGAAGGTCTATGGGTTCATTGGAAAATATGACTACTGGTTCTGGTACTATCGAAATGATTAGGAGAACTATATTAGGTGAAATTGAACGGTTTGATATTGATGGTGGTGAATTAATCGATGATAATGGTACATGGGCTTACCAAGTACCTATGAATTTAGATTATGTAACAACTGATGAATTTGGTAATTTAATACCAACTGATGACCCAAATAAAGGTATACCTACTAGAGCTAGAGTTAGATTTAGAGTAGGTATGAACGCAACTGGTGGTGAAGGTAGAGTTAGGACTAGAGCTAAATATCTAGTACCACATAACCCAACCTCATGGACTGATTCAGATTATAATTTTGATGAGAACACTAAAGATAAACATTTCCAAGATTTTCATTGGAATAAAATATATAGTATAAGTAATCACATTACTAGAGTTCAAAGTACTGTAAGTAATGGTGCAACAAACCATAGAACATTTACAGCGCTTAAAGAAGTTGATGATGGAGGTAATAATAACTTATTCCCATTTAATAAGATAGATATAACACTTAATCCATTATTTGTTATTTTATGTATTATTGTTAAAATAATTGCTATTATAGTAAAATTGATAAATCAATTTATTATTCCAGCTGTGAACGGTGTATTTTATTTCCTTAATAAATTCATATTAAAACCTATATGTAAATTATTAAATAAAATAGTTAATATAATCTGTGCTTTAAAACATCCACTCTCTTCAAGTAGGGAGAACTCTTGTAAAGCTGATAAACAAATTACTGATTGTGAGATAAATTATATATCTTATGTTGTATTATCTTGTTCAGCCGATGAGACTGGTAAACCATATTGTATTGGTTGTGATAAAACTAAAACTGGTAATGGTCATAAAGAATCATTTAAAAAGACTACAGCTGATAACCCTAGTGGATTTTATTATCCAGGGAGTAATATGTACAACAAATGGGAAGAAACAAAACCAAAAGGCGATGCTGGATGGGTAAATTGTATTGCTTTAGCTTTAGCAGATGCATTAGGTATCTTTAAATTTGATTTCTTTAATGACTGGATTAATGGAACACTTTACGCTTATTTATTAAAATACAAAGTAAGAAGAAAGGGTAAAGGTAAAGAGAAATTCTGTGAAATTGATTGTGGTAGTACTGATGGAGTCGATAATAATAAAGATGGTCAACCAGATAATGATTGTTTTACTAACTATATTGTTGATACATGTACAAGTGCGGTACCTCAAGGTACCGATACTGGTAGTGACAAAGTTGGTGAATCAAATGAATACTTTGAAGTTAAAGAAGGTTTAATTAAAAAATACAAAGGTGAATTATATTATGCGGCTTTCTCTAAGAAAAGTAATTATAAACTATACTCAACTAAAATAGTATGTTTAGGTGCGGTATTTGAATGCGATTGGCAAGGATTACCAAAGCTACATCAATATCTAGTTGACAGTAGTTACAATAGACCACCATTAATTAATGTATATCACGATAGTGGACAATATACTGGTGATGTTATGGAAAGTGGATTCGATTCACCTGATAGTAAATTATCCAACTCACAAATATGTAATGTTGATTGTACTAAATTAGGTGTTGGTTCACAACAATGTAATAATATTAAAAGATTATGTGAAATAACTGTAAATTCAGATGAAGATAATAGAGATGATGGTGGACCAAAAGCTGACTTTAAAATAACTAACTCAGATGTTAGTAATGCTTTTGTTAGAGGTATGTTTGCTTATGTTAATGGTACTTTTGACCCAGCATTTAGTAATAAAATACAGTTGATACCATTTGATGCTAATACTGAATATAAATACGACCATAAATATTATGATAAATTTAGAGGTGTAAACAAATCTCAAAAAATATGGTCTTATGATAATTCTTTCTATTTTTATTTTGGATTATTACCAGGTAAAACTGCAATAACTAGATTAAAAACAGAATATTTCCCAACTTGTATTAGAACCGAAAGAAAAGATATGGCTATTGTCGTTAAAGATATACAAGATGATTCTACAGATGGTAGAGGTATTGGTTCTATAACTATAGCTGTTAATGGCGGTGTCGGTCCTTATAGATATGAATGGGAAGGACCAATAGTTAATGGTCAAAGAATTGGATGTTGTTATGATGGCGCTACTAAAGCACCTTGTAATAGTAGTACACTAAATTGTGTAGAAAACCAACCATTTAGTAATTTATATGGTGGTACATATACTGTAACTGTAACTGACTCAAATGGATTGGTAGCAACTACAACAGTTACTGTAGGTGGATTTATAGGTGTAGAATGTGAAGTTCAACCAAGACCAACAAATTCAGCTGGAAACGGTAATGTATACATTACATTAAGTAATGGTACTGCGCCATATAATGTAACAATCCAAAAATTGGATGCAAATGATATTCCAATACCAAGTGCACTATATACATTACCATCACTATACAGTACACCAATAGGTGGTCATTGTTATGGTGCTTGTAATGGTCAACCATTACCAGAAGGTAATTATATTTTAGTGACTAAAGATAGTGGTGCGGCAATAAAAACCGAATGTAATTCTAGGTTCTCAATTATTAAACCTGAAACATTAACTATTGACGTGATACATAGTAGTACACCTGAGGCGGCAACTCCAAGTATTATACCTAAACTATTTTGTAATGGTAATAATGATGGTACCGCTGAGGTAACTATAGAGGGTGGTACACCACCATATACGTTTGAATATAAATTACTTAGTACACCTAACCCATTGTGGTATAGTTTACTTAATACAGTTATAAGTACTAGTTCTTCACCAAGTAATTTGGTTGCTGGTACATATAAATTAACTGTAACTGACTTAGGTGGTAATATTCAACCAAAAACATTTACAATATTAGAACCACCAGCAATTAATGTTAATTTATATAAACGATACAACCCATCAGCCCCATTACTTGATAATGGTTATATCACATTAAAGGTATTTGGTGCTAACCCACCATTTATAGTTGATGTAGATGGACCAGAGTCATTTACAAAAACAGTATCAAATAGTGGTGACCTAGTTGAATTCATCGGATTAACAACTGGTGCTGGATTAACCCCACCATTTGCAAGTCAATATAAACCATATAAAATAACTGTTACTGATGTTAGTGGTTGTACTACAACAACATTTACAGATGTAGATGGTCAAGTTAAAAATGAATTTAAATTGGGGCAAACAGAAAGTATACCATTAACACGTTTTCAGGATTATGTTGGCAAGGATTACTCAGATTGGGTTAATGGATATGATAAAGTACCTGGTGATGGTGCTCATCAATTTTATACCGCTAGATGGGGTATAACTCCACCATATCAAACTAGTGATTATGCAACAACAGTATATAGAACTGGTATTGGTATTAGTGGTAGATTTTATAATAGTACTGATTCTTATCATGTTAGGTTTTTCAATGGTACTATAGACTCAAATAAACTAAGAGTTTGGTGGGGTAATGCAAGAGCTGGTCAAAGAATACCATATTACGGTGGCTGGCATAAAATAGATAGTAGTAATAGTCATGATGATAGTTGGGCTAGAGCGCTTTGGGTTTATGTATCAGAAAATGTAAATGGTACATGGACACCAAAAATCCAAAGTATACCAGTTGAAATTTCGGATAATAATCAAAAAGACACATTTAATGTATCTAAATGTTTTATACATAACGATTTAGATAATGGTTCATTTGATGGTGACTATTCACTTTCGTATGGTAATATAGATGGAACAAGTGGTCTTTATGCGTATGTTAACACAAGCAATAATGGTAGGTTAATTGGAGAATCTGGTAATACAATACTTTTATCACCAAATAGTCCATTTACCGATGTAACAGTATAATAATATGGCAATAGGTAGAATAACACAAAGATTAAATAAAGTTACTTCAAAACAATCAGTAGACTTAGATACAAATATTAGATTACAATTTGAAAGTGAACAAAAAATCTTACCAGTTGGTGAGGTTAATCATATCGTTAATGAGATTGAGCAATTTAATAAAGAAAGAAATGCTTCTAAAAAGTATAGATTGATTGCTACTATTGACCCATTAATTAGTAATGTTTTATTTAATATTAGTAGTGATAGAGTACCAAAAGATTTTGGATTACCACCTAGTGCTAATGACCTTGATGATAAAACAAAAAGTTATGGCTGGGAGATATTCACCAATGAAATATTTAAACAAGATATACTAAAAACTCAAGCTGTTAGTAATACTGGTGGTAGTTCTGTAGCGGCACAACCATTATTAGGTAGAGAAGATTTTACATTTGAACAAGCTGCTAAGAAACATTTAAAAGAGATTAACGGTTGGTTCGGATTTTTCGACCCTGATGAAACTAAAGCTGGTGATTGTTCATTTTATGACATGGAACCTACTAGATATAGATTTGAGTTTAATAATAATATTAATAAGAATTGGGATATAGTAATTACTTATCCAGCAACTAAAGATGATTCACATTATTTAGTTAAAAATGGGTTATTAATCACAACTATGACTATTAGAAATTTAGGTGGTAGACAATTAGTTTGTTTAGGTACAGCTGTACCACATAATCTAGTTAGTGGTGATGATATTAAATTAACTAATATGCCAACTACAGAATTAAATGGTACGTTTTCAGTACTATCAGTTGGGTTAGATAATGGTGACCATAAAGGAAATTTCTTTACGATAGGTGTAGATGCAACAATACCTTCAATTAGTAGTTTAATTGGTATTGCATTTAATGGTGGTAGATTAAAAAGATTATATTTTGGTCACGAAACAACTTATTATTTAAGAAAATTTAGAAAAATTAAAATGTTTAGTACACAAAGAGAAATGGAACCTGATGATTATGAATTATATCCAGTTGGGTTTGCTGTTACTAGTTATAATGATAAACTATTCCAATTAGTTATTAACGAAGATATCGATATAGAAAACCTTAAAGATAATTTAGGTAGACCATTATCAGAAATATATATAACGATACTTAAAACAGATAGCTCTAGTACATTTACAAGAGTTATGGATGGTATTGACATGATTAATGTAGAAGGTAATACCAAAACTAATTCAGCTCCTTTTAGAAAAGTGAGTAATATTAGAAAAATGCACACATTAGGTTCAGACCCTAAAGCACCGTTCATTAGTCATGAACCATTAGATATGAATGGTAATGGTGTAGATATTAACGATAATGAATACTATGGTGATATTGTTGAATACTCTCAATATGAGGTTAAAGAAACTATATTAGCTGAGGTAATGCATAGATTTAATACTACTGATAGAGAAGTAGGTTCAGATATATCATTTAGTGATGAGGCTGACATACCAACCAATCAAGCAAAAATTATTGAAGGACATAGATTAGAAGGGTATATGTATAGACCACATCATAAAATACAAATTAGACAATTTTCTAATTATGTTGAACAAGGTGATGAAAAAACTTTAGGAATACCAGAATATAGAGAGATTATAGGTACTAACGTATTTTTATGGAGAGATTTATTAGACATTGGGTTTAATGATGGTGTAGAAACACCTATTGAACATCCATTTCTAAATGGAAGTCATTATTTATATACTAATGTATGTTTTCCAGTAAGAAGGCAAGACCCATTTGGTCGTTTCGATTTATACTATGA